TTTTCAAAGCCAAATTCACCAACTAATATATCTGCAACAGTGCCTTTACCGCCACCAATTAAACCACAAACACCAATAATTTTCATAATTTAATTTATAACAAAATTATAGGATGTTGTCAAATTATCCAATTACAAACCACATTGGAGTTTCACCAGTCATGCTATTTGTAATTTCAAGTTCAAGTGCATCTAATTTGGCTTGACCACGTGTTAATAAATCAGTTCCGTTTAATGAACTGCCGCCCTGTGGACCAGGTAATGTAGAAAATTTACTACGTGCTTCACCTAAAATCATCATACATTTTGCTAATGTATATTCACGAAGCCATGGCTTGCTGTAAATGTCAGTTAGCAATGTGATATCTGGTTTATAATTTTCTGTCCAAATAAGAATAGTTTCTTTGTCACTACGTGGACGGCGCATGATTGTAAGTTCTTTTGTTACTGTGTTAAACTTATAATTTAAGAAGCCACCAAACATCTTTGCTGCTTCTTTTAAGAAAGCACTATAAAGATAATATGTTGCTAAACCACCAACACGACCACTTTGTATCATATAAAAGTTTACGAAACCTGCTTCAAATGGTTCGTATTGGCTACTTGTGCCACTGTTTGCACCAATATTACGCTTAAAACAATTACGAACACTTATAACTTCATTAGGTAATGTATAAGTGTTGGTATCTTGTATAAGTTCTAAAAATGAATAACTTTCTTCAACACTGTTAGCACTGCGTTGGCGATAGCGAATAATAGCCTGTGTTAGCGCAGTTTCATAATGAATTGGATCAAGTTCAATGTCAATGATACCATCACCAAGGGTATAACGGACATAATCAAATACTTCTGTTTTTAATTCTTGCAGTGTTGCCATACAAATATTTAGCGGTTAAATAACATTAATATGAGTCAAATTATTTGTAAGTTAGAAGATTATAAAACTATTGAAATTGAATTATTAAAAAATTCTTTTATTAATGAATTTGTAGGTCAATTTAAAAAAGTAAATCAATTTTGTAAATTTGACCAAATGTTCTTTAATCCATGTTTTTATAGAAAATCATGGAATCAGCAAGAAATAACAAGAAATGAAGAAATTTTAAAAGAATGTATTAATAATTTAAATCGCCTGAACACAAATTTTCCAATAAAAGAGGAAGAAATAAAAATTACAAATGAATTTATAGGTCGTGATTTGCTCAATCGCTTACATCGCCACTTTACTACTGGACATAGAACTGCTTGTGAAAATCAAAATTTCACATGGTTAGAAAACTCAAATTTGACATTTGATTTACACATAGAAGATTATAATGAATTTGCTAAATTGGTCCACATCATAAATGATACTGTTCACGCAAGTGAACTTTATTTTGTTAATGATCGTAAAATAAATTTTCCAATGACAAAAGAATATTTGGTTTTGTACAATAGTCAAACTTATACTGGACCAGAACCAAATTTTAGTTATTTTTACACAATAAAACCAGAGCATCTACAATACTTTAGTGATGATATGAGTTTTGATGTTTGGCTTCCATTAAGCCAAATACAGGGGAAAAATTATTTACAAGGATATGTTGATGAGGATGACCCAACTCATTGGGATATAAGCTCAAATATTTTTTATAGTGGTAGCTTTAGTATAGGTGACAGAAGTTGGTATAATACAAACGAAATTCAAAACTATCTAAAATCTTATAATATTGAAATAGGTCCATCAACATGCGGCATGCCCCTTGGAAAAATTACAAAGGGCAAAGAATTGCTTGACAATATTTTAAAAAATAAAATTATAGAAATAACATTTAATGAATAATGCAATTATAATATACGATAATTTTCCAGAAACTTTTTCTGATTTAAATTACAAAAATAAAGTTCAGGAAATTACTAATTTTTACACTACGAATAATCCATACAATTTTATAATTTTTAAAACTAAAAATATTGATGAATTATTACCTAGTTTGGAAAAATATGATTGGATTTTTATTAATTTATTAGGACATTGTGTCCATCAACCCATTGCATATAAAGAAATTATATCTGATTGTGAAAATAAAAATTATGATTTGATGGCTCATATTGTTTGTTATTCAAATCAATTTCCTCAAATTGATAGCCAATTTGTTGCTATACGATGGAAAACATGGAATAAATTAGGTAATCCAAAATTTATGGAAATAAATCAACCTCTTAATTTTTTATCTAAAGAATATGAAAGAAGTATTGAAAATTTTCATGACGACTATACGCCATATTGGATTAAACCTTTAGAAAACAATAAAAATTATAATGTTCATATCCAACCTTTTGGATTTAATGTTGTAAGAACATTTTTAGAAAATGGTTTATCAATTGGAAATTTTAATCATGCTGTAAGAAATAGAAAGTGGAATTTATATGCAATTCAAAATTATGAAACTAATAGTGCATTTTTTTCACATGAAATGTTACCAAACCCAGTTCCAGATATCTTTCAATCTGTATTAAACGAAAAAAATAGTTTAAAAGATACAATTTATATTTTAAACAGTGAAGAATTTTACAAAAATAAAAAATTTGATAAACCAATAGATACCTATGTTGGTGTAGCAAGTGGATTTAAACATCTGTTATTGTTAAATTGGCTAGGGTTTACATCAAATACTAAAATAATTTTTACTGACATTAGTAAAGTAGCTTTGGATTATCAAAAATATCTTATTGAAAATTGGGATGGAAATTTAGAAAATTACTACCAAATATCAAAAAAGTATCAAAAAGAATTTCCAAATTTAAAATATGCTTGGCGTAATTGGAATGGTTGGGATAATGAAATCAATATGTTTTTGTCTCAAGCAAATTTGTCAAAAATAGAGTTTGCTGATTTATGGAAAAGATATTGTAATTTAAATCATACATTTATTGAATTAAATTTACTAGAAAATACAAAATTACTCACTGATTTATTATATTCAAAAAGTAATGAAAACATATACATTTGGTTAAGCAATGCTTTTAAAATGCAGTGGACAGTATTTTTCTTAAATCAAAGTGAAGTAAAACAAATTTTTAATAATTTATTAGATGATTTAAAAAATACAACTAATCACTATATTATTGAAGCAGATCAATTTTACACAATTAATTGAGATTTGTAGCTATCTATAATAATTTTATTCCAACGATAATCCCCCATACCATGCAAAATCATGTGATAACGGTGTTCATTGCTATCATTCCAAACACTATGTTCATAACTTGTGTTAAAGGCCATTGCACCACCACTTGATTTAAATGGTACAATACCAACATCTTTTTGAACCATGGTGCATCCATTAGGATTATTAAGACTTATATTTACTGCACTCAATGTCCAAGATTGGCTATCATTATGTGGAGCAATATAACCACCAGCAGAAAGTTTCATAAATCGTAAACGTTGATATTTTTTATATGGAAATACATTCTTAAAGTATTCGGTTGCAACAGGACACATTTGTGAAAGTTCAGTCCAATCCCAAGGCAAACTATCATAAGGCAAATCTCTATATTCTGGATATGCACCTGGTGCATCAGTAATTGTCATTCCTAGTCCATGTAAACATAAACTACTCCAACCATTGCTATGCCCATCATCACGATGTGGCACAAATAGGTGATCTACTGCACGTGCTTCTTCTAATATTTCTGCCCAAGGACCATCTATTAGTAATGGTAGATAAGGGATGCGACCTTTACTTGTTATCCAACTAAACCTATCTTCATTATCTGGTATTTTAATAAAATCATAAGTTGCAGAACAATGCATATTAAAAAAATCAACGTGATTCAATTTCATCACCCCAACGCAATAAAAAATAAACCTGATCTTCTGGTTCTAAATCAGCATGAACTTCTACGGCAGTTCCCCACTGATATAAAGTGTCATAGGTAGTTCGCCATTCTGGTGTTCTAATGGCATGTTCCATTACCCAACGACCACTTTCACTGCGTTGCCAATCCATAAGTGGACCAGCGGCATATATTTGGGCATCTTCTACATCACCCATACTAAAACGATGA